TCAGTGGTTGGCGATTTTCATCTGCTCAAGAAGGTCTCGACCTTTCTGCAACTGCTCGTCGATATGATTAGCCAGGTCTTGGATGTGGATCATGCGTGGCGCTTTTTGGCTTTCAGCGACACGGAAAGTGGGGATCGGAAGGTCGCCCATAGCAGCTCGTTTCTCTGCAGTAGAAGGTTTCAAACCAAAATATTTTTCGCAAACCTGACTTAATTGGACAGTTGCAGAACCATATTCAGCCATTAACAAAAACATAGTATTCATAGTTACCTCACCAATGTTTAAGTAAAAGTTGTTGCCAGATTGCGGAAACGTATTTAGCCTGGTGTTTGGCATCAGCCAAAGCATTATGCATATCACCTTCAAACGGAATATCACGCCGGGGGTTAATGCCAATGGTGCGGCCTAATTCGACGATAGTTCTCACATCGCGATCATTGGCAAAATGCCATGGGCAGGGAATATCTACACGATCATAACTGGCTCGCATGATGACGTTGTCAAAAGTTGCACCGTTGCCCCATACCTGAACTCGGCCAGGCTCGGAATTACCACGAATAAATACCACTAATTGAATGAGTGCAGTTGAGATAGCCATCGCTGAATTCTTAGCGCAAATAGCAGATCTGGCCTCTTCGCTTTGCTGCATCCACCAAATAATGGTGTCAGGGTCAGGAACAGCACCGGCATCCATTGAACTTTTCAGGCTGACAACGCGATAAAATTCATCGCCAAGTTCACCAGTTGACGGCTCAAAAAATACCGCACCGATGGAGACGATAGGGGCATTGGGTTTATTACCCATAGTTTCCAGGTCGATCATTAAATGGTTCACGTTAATTATTCTCCTGCGCTGTGGCTGAAAAATGCTCAACGCCTTTAGCCCAGATTTCTTTGATAGTCGTCCAGGTGACAGGTACCGTGATTTCAATTCTCCCGCTGCCGTCACAGGTTTCACATTCATCATCACCAAAGCATTCCGGGCAGTTTACGAACTTGGTTTCTGAAAACTCACCGGATAGCGCCCCCTTTGCACCGTTCTCAGCAGTTAACCTCATCGGTACCATCACGTAACTATCAGGCACTACTGGCGCTGGCTGCTCTTTGATGTGCAGGCGCGGCTCTCCGTCTTTCGGCTCCGGCCATTTGCGCTGTTTATTGACTGCCAGCTTATCGATCATCGCCTGGGTAATCTGCTCATCAGTGACACCAGCCCGGCGCTGGGCATCCCACAGCAGGAACTGCATATCAGCCCATTCCGACAGGTCGCCAGGCTGTTCAGCGGCTTCCAGTGCTTCTTTGCTGAGGTGATTCAGCGGGCCAACCGGGCCCACATTGCCGAAGGTAGCCTGTGACCATTCAGCGTGTTCACGGCGAACCTGATTGCGAGCAAATGAGAACTCCCCCATCAGCGCTGCCAATGCGATTTCAGTAATACGCAAATACATAGCTGCGCGGGACGGATTGCTGAATTCACCCTCTTTTAAAAACTTCGACATTTCCGCCACGTCAGCACGGCACACGGCGATTAATTGCTCATTAGTGAATGTGGCGATATCAGTCATTCCAAGCCTCCAGCTCGTTCTCTACTTCTTCGTCGATCTCGTCGTTGGTAGCTTCTTCATTCAGTTGGTCGCGGGCTTCTTTGAGATACACTTCACGATGCTTCCGGTACCATTCTGAGAACTCAGGAGTCCAGCCTTGTAGGGAGCCGTCAAAGTCAACTTTGGCGTTACGTTCAGCCATGCTCTCGACCATGCTGTAAGCGGTGGTAAGCGCCGCTTCGCGGATATACCCACGAAGGTCACGCTTGCGCCAGTACGGATTGCGCTTTGAGTCGCAGAATGGTTTAAATTCAACTTCCCAGCGGCGGATGCAACGTGCGTTCAGTGATTTACTCATGCTGCCCACCATTCAATAAACATGCAGATACCAACGGTTACTACGGCAATCAGCACCCAGCAGATCACATCTAACAGGGCGGCGAACCGACGCAGGGTGTATTTGCTGTAATTCTCAGGTTCAAAATTCATTGCGCCTCCCCAAGCACCCAACGGAGTGCGCTCGCATACTCACCCCCGGCAGATTCCAGGGCTTTAGTAATTTCTTTGCGGGTTTTCAGGCGCGGCTTTACATCACCGAGGATCTGACGCTGACGCCGGGCTTTTTCATGGCCGGTTGTGCCAGCAGTTGCCGCTTCGATTTCAGAGACCTTCTCCCGCTGCTCTTCGGGTTTAAGCGATGCCAGCTGACGCGCCTGGGTAACGGTAACTGTGCCAGCCTCTACCGCTTCCCTGACGGCCTGAGTAGCCTCGAGGAGGGAGAGCGTTGCACGAACGGTCTGAACGCTGCAGCCAAACAACACCGCAATGTCGTCCTCATCGAGCCCGCGGTCGAGCGCGTCTGACATTTTTTTAGCCCGGCCAAGCGGTGTATCAGGTCGGCGAATTTCGTTTTCGCTGACCATGTATTTAGCCATCTGATTTGCTGATCCGCGCTTAACGACTCCAGGTACAAGCAGTGGGTCTTTGCCTTCTTTCAGACGGAGTTTATTTGCCTCCAGGGTATGTTTTACGCGCTGACGGCCAACAACTACGCAGGTGAGCCCCGTTTCAGGGTCTTTCCAGACGATGATAGGTTCCAGTACACCAAGCTCTTTTATGTTCAGAACCATTCCTTCGTCGATAGGAAGGTGGACCCGTTCATCGTAAAGCGGGTGTGTTTTGTCGGTAACCAGGTGCAGGCTTTCAGGTTCGAACGTTAAAACGTTCGTTTTGCCACTGGCGCCGTATACAAGCTTTGAGTCTTTAGCCATCAGAGAGCCTCCACGTTACGGAAGCTGGTGGGGCAAATTGCTTTCAAGTCGCGCATTGCTTCGAGGACATGCAGATTTGTGCGCTTCTTGGTGTGTCGCTCGGTCAGACGATCACACTCTTTCGCCCAGGATTTGACCTCTGCGAGAAGGGCATCACGTTCGGTGCGCGTCTGGCGCAGAGCTACATTCGAAACATCGAGGACGGTAGCCAGTTCCCTGATGATTGCTGCCTGTGCTGGTTGCATAGTTTGGGCTATTTCGTACGCCTGTTTAATAAGTTGATTTGCTGTCTTAGCCATCTTTAGTTCTCCATCTGACGCGCTGCAACGCGTAAATTTAGGGTGCAGCAACCCAACCCATGAGAGTGGGTGAATAGCTGTTTAAAATTTCTTGCTGATGGGGGGGGCCGCCACTGCAATGGCGGCACGTTAGTTCTCCACACAACAAAAAGAGCACTACCGCGTTCTGCCGTTCCATCCTGGCTTTTGGTACCGCAACGGCTACGAGATGTTTTTTGCATGCCAGCGCTCTTTTGGTTGTGCCCTCGTCTCTTCCGAGGCGTCACACCTTTTCGCCGCGCTGGTGGGGCGCACGTCGTGCCTGAAACACTTAGCTTGCACATGGCGCCGCCAAGATGACATAGTCCATCAGACTCACTTGATATTAGGTTTTGCCTAATGATATGTCAATAGGCTTAGCCTAATGTTTGTCGGCAGTCAAAAAAAATCCCGCATAAGCGGGATTTGTGTGAAATAAAGCTAGTGTTTTTATGATTATGGACGACGCTTTCTGAAATTCTCATCATTCTGTACATATTGTAAAGAATCAAGGATTAAACCTGAAATCCTTAATACATCCTCGGGATGTTCAATGAAAATACGATTGTTATCATGTTCAAGTCCGGCTCTTTTAATTTCATTACCTGTTATTTCATTGATATCAATTGGTAACTGTATGTTTGAGCGGTTCTTCTTGTCATAATAGCGAACCAGCCAGCGGTTTGTTTTTCCTTGGAAAAGAATAGAGTAATATGACTCTGTGTCTTTGGCTTGAAGTTCGTATGCAGGACCTATAATAGAACAGATTTTTTCAAATAAAATTCTTTCATTATAGGTTGTTACGATGTTGGGATTCTCTGCATCGACAATATCTGCGCGCTCATCAATTACATTATTTTCAGTTACATCAGCAGGGGATTCTAATTCAGGAATAGATGTTCTTGATGAAAGACCAGAAACAACCATTTCACTTACTGACCTCTCTACGGCCTGCCTCACCAATGGAGTTATTGTTTCTATAAATCTTTGATTTAATTGACGACCAATGTTTGCTCGTCCTGCAACATATCTAACAAATTCATGATCTACTTCCCGAAGGCTTGTACTCACAACTTTAACAAATGCAGAAATATATACACTCTCTTCTGCAAGTGTTCTTAAGGCCTCTGGTTTGAATTTGTCATGCCGGAATCTAAATAATTGCTCAGCATCAGAATCTTTAATGTCATCCATCATGATTCGTAAAAATGGCGTTGAATCCATTATGTTTTTCTCATTGAGATCCGTAAAAAAACGCCATTCAATGCCATTAGTAATTGCTGATATTGTCACCTCAGGAGTAGAATTAAAATACCTAGATAATTGAGGGCAATGGTTGTCCATTTTTTCTTTACAACCTTTGGCCTCAATAAACATAACGGGAACACCTTGGCAGAATAGAGCATAATCTACACGCTCACCCACTTTAACACCAGGGAAGTCCGCACCATATTCAGCTTTGACTTTTTGCGGATCATATGCGTTAAAGCCTAGGATGTCCAAGAAAGGAAGTATCAAAGCCTGCTTGGTTGTCTCTTCCGTTGTGCAGTGTTCTCTAACATTTTTAACATGTTCAATGTGATTTTTAAGACGTACTTTGAAGTTTTCCATGCATCCTCCATGCAAAGTGAAAACCTGCTGTTAAATCAAAGCAAATCACAATCCCCGGATGGGCCTCATACAAGCCAATCCCCCACAGGGATTGAGTTATGCAAGTGAATCAATCTCAGAGCTTTTAACATGTATGGAGCTTAGAGATATTGTCCGTTAGACCATATAAGCTTAAGCTCTGGCTTTCGTTTGTTTTTTTCCATCTTCCTCCTGCTCTGCCCATCTCCTTATCTTCATCTCTAGTGAGTCTAGATATGCTTTAGCGTCGCTATCTACCCAGCCAGGTATACGCTGTCCTTGCTCTAAGAGGACAAAATCAATGATAGCCTTTTTCTCTCTCGAAGCCTTATTATAGAGTTCGTCAATAGAACCATTTTTAACTATGGGATCTGTTGCGGGCTCACATGTATCAGTTAGCGGGTATCCTTTTAGTCCCCAGTGCTCGGGGCCCACAACATCAGAAAAGTAGTTCCAAAGCTCTGGTAGCTTCTCTTTCGATATGGAGCCTTTATTGATCCAGTCATGGATTGATGGGGGTTTTATTTTGAAATGACGTGCGATTTCCGCCTTACTCTTGGCAGAACCTATTGAAAGCTTCTTGTCTATGGCCTGCTCGATCGCTCGGCCCAATTCTTTACCACTAAGCATTGCCTAATAATCCTCATAACCTTTAGCTTAGGCAATTCCTATTGATTGTTTATTAGGCTTAGCCTAATATCTGCTTGTGTGGAAATCATAGGAATCCGTTTATGAGAAGTAGCCTTGAAGCAATCAGTGAAGCCTGCCGCATTGTTGGGGGACAAGCCGCTTTGTCAAGGAATCTAGGCATCTCATCACCAACAGTGAATCAATGGACAACGGGCATTAGGCAAATACCTGCGGAACGATGCCCTGAGATTGAAAAAGCCACTGGTGGTGCTGTCACCTGCGAAGAGCTTCGTCCTGACATTGACTGGGCCTATTTAAGAGGTACAGCAATGCGAAAGCTTAATGTCACTGCATCAAATTTGTAACTACCACCCGAGTTTGAAAGGAGTAGGTATGAACCTCAAAGAAGTCGTGAAATCTATGTGCAAAGCATATCCAGGTGGGCGCGAAGCAATGGCTGGCGCACTGGGAATGACGGTGACGCAGTTCAACAACAACCTCTACGAGAAAAACGGCTGTCGTTTCTTCGAAGTCAGCGAGCTGGAAGCGATGGAGGACATTTCCAACACGTCGTTACTGGCTGATTACTTCGCTCGCCGCCGTGGTGCTCTGCTGGTGGATGTTCCGCATCTGGAAGAGCTGGATCGCGTGGACTTGTTCAGCCGGGCAATGCGTACCTCTGCCGCCAGAGGACAGGTTGATCAGATTATCGAACAGGCACTTGAGGATGGGGTAATCGAAAGACATGAAGCTGAAGAAATCATGGTGCATCACCGCCGCCACCTGGCTGCGCGTGAAGAAGAGATCGCGGCAATTATCACGTTGTTTGCACGCAAAAAGAAGTGACGCCAGCGAGTTGCAGCTCCTGGCGTCGTGGCGTCTCGTTATCAGTGGAGATTACTAACGCATGAACAGTTTATCAACACAATACCGCAGGTCGCAACTTGTAGCGCGGCCAGTTCCTGGTGGAGCAGGACCGGTGCAGTTCGTGTATGGGGTAAGAGTACCAGGCGGATTCGAACCTGTCTGCTACCAGTTTGCTCAGTGGGTGGTAGGGGACTTTAACGGCCAGGCGGAGAAAGTATGCGAGAGCTCAACCGATGGTTCAGAGATCACTACGGTGTCCCGGTCAGGGTCATACGCTGGGAGCCCCAGACACAGCGCGTTATATACCTGCGTGAAGGGTACGAGCATGAATGCTTTAGTCCCCTCGAGCAGTTCAGACGTAAATTCAGAGAAATAAAGGACGATCATGAGCACTAAATTAACAGGATACGTCTGGGACGCTTGCGCATCTTCGGGGATGAAACTATCCAGCGTGGCAATCATGGCGCGCCTGGCTGACTTCAGCAACGATGAGGGTGTTTGCTGGCCTTCTATCGCGACTATATCCCGTCAGATTGGCGCTGGTGAAAGTACTGTCAGAACGGCGATTACTACGCTTGAGAAAGAGGGATGGCTCACCCGTACGCAACGCCGCAACGGCAACCGTAATGCATCGAACGTCTACCAGCTCAACGTTTCCAAACTACAGAAAGCGGCATTTTCTCACCTGTCAGTTTCTGACCCGTCAAAATCTGACACATCAAAATCTGAACCGTCAAAATCTGATGCGTCAAAAACTGACCCCTCAAAATTTGAGGCGTCGGAATCCACCAAAAAAACCAGTTTTGACCCGTCAGAATCTGGGGGGGATCCGTCAGTAAAATCAACTACTGATCCATCAGATATAAATCCTTCTTGTCCGGACGCTTCGCAACCGGACGAACAGGGCTCTGCTGATGAATTTCTATCACGACATCCTGACGCGGTGGTGTACAGCGCTGCAAAGCGGCAGTGGGGCAGCCAGGACGATTTAACCTGCGCCGAGTTCATTTGGGGAAAAATTATCAGCATGTACGAACTGGCGGCTGAAAGTGATGGTGAGGTAGTTCGCCCTAAAGAACCAAACTGGACCGCATGGGCGAATGAGGTTCGCCTGATGGTGATGCAGGACGGGAGAACCCATAAACAAATTTGCTCACTTTTCAAGCGCGCCAACAAAGATTCGTTCTGGTGTAAAAACGTACTCAGCCCGTCGAAGCTTCGGGAAAAATGGGATGAGCTGTCGTTAAAACTATCTGCTCCACTCAATAGTTCCCGCCAGGAGGCGTCCATTTCGCGAGCTAGCTTCGATGAGGTTGATTACTCATTGCCAGAAAACTCGGGGTTCCGCACATGAGCAAGCCATTTCTCAAATGGGCTGGTGGAAAGTATACCCAGCTGGCTGACCTGTTCGCGCATATTCCGGCAGGGAAACGCCTGATAGAGCCATTCGTTGGTGGTGGGTCGGTATTCCTGAACAGCGAAAAGCACGCAGATTACCTGCTGGCGGACGTTAACCCGGACCTGATTAATCTGTATCAGATGTTAGCGGTGGTGCCGGATGAAGTGGAATTAAAGGCCCGCTGGATGTTCGAGCACATGCGGTCACCAGATGGCTATGAGCTGATCCGTTCCGAGTTCAACGCACAGACGCTGGATGCTACTGAACGCGCAGCTGCATTCCTGTATCTCAACCGGCATTGCTTCAATGGCCTGATGCGCTACAACCAGGCGAACAAGTTCAATGTGGGCTGGGGAGGCTACAAGGCTCCGTATTACCCGATGGATGAGATGAAAGCCTTCGCGGCTATGGCGCATAACTGCGTATTCATGACTGCTGATTACCGTCGGACAATCAGCCTGGCCGGGAAAGGGGATGTGGTTTACTGCGATCCGCCTTACGAACCGATGCCGGGAACAGCCGGATTCACTGCCTACGCCGCTGGTGGTTTTAGCTGGGAGAACCAGGTGGACCTGGCGAAGCAATGCGTATCTGCCTTTCACCGCGGCGCTCGGGTAGTGATTTCTAACTCATCTGCACCGAAGGTTCTCGACCTGTACCGGGAGCATGGTTTTAACCTGCAATTCATCAACGCGCGCCGTTCGATCTCCTGCAAAAGCAGTACGCGGGAAGTCGCAAAAGACGTTGTAGCAATCCTTTAAGGGGGCTAAATGAAACTGACTTTACCATTTCCACCGAGCGTAAATAGTTACTGGCGCGCCCCGAGCAAGGGACCGCTGAAAGGCAGGCATCTGGTAAGCGAGACAGGGCGCAAGTTCCAGCAGGCAGCGAGAGCGGCGATTATTGAGCAACTCCGGGCCGTTCCCCGGCCATCCTCTGATCTGGCCGAGGTTCACATTGTGTTGTATCCGCCGGATGAACGCCGTCGGGATATCGATAACTACAACAAAGCGCTGTTCGATGCCCTGACCCTAACAGGCGTCTGGGAAGACGACAGTCAGGTTAAGCGTATGCTGGTGGAGTGGGGGAGCATCGTGAAGAAAGGGAAAGTAGAAATCACCATCCGACGTTTTCGTGCAGCTGCCTGACGTGGAGATGATATGAGAGCACTATTAACCCCTGAGATTGCCCCACGCATGGGCGTTGTTCTGCTTCGCCCAGGTGCTGATCTCATGCCGATGTTCAGGAGAGGGCGGGTACTGATTGAGCCTGCACCGGAAAAATACAGCGACTACGCAACTGGCGCTATCCCTCCCGCCACGCAGCCATTGGCAGAAGACCCGGTTTTGAAGCCAGTATTCGAAAACAAAGACGTCATTCTGCGCGCGGGTGGTATTAGCTCGCTGGAGGCCGAGCTGGAGCGTCGTTTTGAATGCCAGTATCCGCACGGCTCGTGGCACAGCGAAAATTTTACGCTGTTCCGGCATGAGCCTGGCAGCATCCGCCTTTGCTGGGCCTGCGATAACCTGGTGCGTGATCAGTACACAGAGACACTGGCAGGCATTGCGCGTGAGAACCTGGTATCCTGGCTGATAACGGTCATCCGCTCACAGCTGGGGTTCAACGAAGACCATCAACTGACGATCCCCGAGTTGTGCTGGTGGCTGGTAATAAACAATCTGGCGCACGTCATCCCTGAATCGCTGGCCCGGAAAGCCCTGCGATTGCCGGATATAAAGCATCAACCAGTGATGAAGGAGAGCGATATTGTGCCGGAGCCAGCGGCGAGCGAAGTGGTGCAGAAAAAGATTCTCGGTCTTCGCGTAGATCCTGAAACGCCGGAATCATTCATGCTGCGACCAAAGCGCCGCCGCTGGGTAAACGAGAGCTGGACGCGCTGGGTTAAGTCTCAGCAGTGTGTCTGCTGTAACAAACAAGCAGATGATCCCCATCACCTGATAGGCCACGGACAAGGTGGAATGGGAACAAAAGCGCATGACCTGTTTGTGTTGCCGCTTTGCAGAGCGCATCACGACGAGTTGCACGCTGACACCGTGGCATTTGAGGAGAAGCACGGCTCACAGCTTGAGCTGCTGTTTCGATTTCTGGATCGTTCGCTGGCAATTGGCGTGCTGGCTTAATTCAGTGGAGATGAATTAATGCGTGATATTTCTTTGGTACTGGAACGATGGGGTGCTTGGGCTGCAATGGATAGTAGTGGTGTTGATTATTCGCATATTGCTGCAGGGTTCAAAGGACTACTCCCTCAAACTGGCAAAACACGACTATGTTGTACTGACGATGATGCACTTATCATCGAAGGCTGTATGGCACGGCTCCGCGGTAAGAAGCCCTACGAGCACAGTTTGCTTGTTGCCCATTATTTATTCGGTATATCGAAGCGTAAGTTAGCTAAGGCTCTAAAAAAAGACGAAAAAGTGATCCGCATTGAGATACAGATGGGGGAAGGGTTTATTGATGGTTGCTTATCTATGCTCGAAGTAAAGCTGGATATGGAACGCTAATCAGAATCCCCTGTTGCATGAAACAAAGATACAGCCATATGCCTAACAAAATATGGCTGACTTGTCGCTGGATGCACTGTTTCACTAGAAAAACGGAGTGAATTCGTATCATCAGGGATTATAGTTGCTCCTGCTACATTTTCACTTAAATGCTTACGCCAAGAAGAAAATTTATCACCTGAATGTCTTTGTTTTACATATATGATGATACCACCGTGATTGTCTCTAACCGTTCCTGTTCCATATCGCTCATTAAGTTGATTCCAGCCTCCAAAGATGTAAGCTGGGCCATTCCATAACTTAGCTTCTCCGATCCATGCAAACCGCCCAAGTTGGTGTTTCACCAAAATGTCGATGTGTCCGCCGTGCTGCGTATCATGTTCTGCGTCATAATTGCGGCCTTTTAGGAAAGCTATTATCACAGAGGTTAGTTCATCTTCACCCCACTTGGTTTCTTGGTACATATGCTTTTGAGTTTCAAGCACATACATTGCTTCATCCAAATCAATATAAAGCTGCTTGACGAAATCAACATTAGTAGCCGCAAACTTTCGCTTGAGAAACCCATTAATTTCAGGATCAACTTGACTGAGAGCCTCTAAAGAGGCTAAAGAGAAATTAGATTCACTCATGCAGTTGCTCCAAAGCATCCGTAGGAGTGAAATAGGGGAATAAATGATGATTATAATTGTCTACCAATTTTCCGCTATTTGGGTGATAAAATTGACCAGTTTTTAACGCATGAGAAAGGTCATCATCATCCACTGGGATAGGGTCGCTATCATCTGTCTCAATGAATTGAAAATGCATATCAAGAAGATGCAATCTATTACTTGACAGGTAGTCAGTCACTTTTATCAATAGCACCTTTGCATCGTTAGACTCAACATTAAGCCTTGTACCATGTACGAGGCTCATGTAAGTGATATGTTTTAGCGGTTTAGCTTCAGGGCTGGTTAAAAATTCAACAACATCACGACATAACTCACCGACAGGCCCACTTAGGTCGTCTCTGATTTTAGAGTATATGTCGTGTTTGTTTAGCATCATCAAACCTTTATGCAGCTTCAGCTGCGCCCCGTTTTCTTTGTATGCTCGCTAATGAATCCAGCATCTTATTGATAATAAAAACAATGTGTTCAACCGATGAACACCTATCGATGATAGCGTCATAAAGATGCGAATTTGGCTTATCAATCATAGCCCGTTTACCAGGTAAAACTAATTCTACAGTGTAACTCCGTGAAGATGAATCGGCCAGATCCCAAATTTTACCCAGCTTATATTTTGTTAAGATAGGACTGGCTTCTTCTCCACCATGATGATAACTGTCTGTACGTAAACAACTTTCACCAGGACGCAACTTCAAAGAGCTTGTGTTACCATCGGAGGTAAGAAACGCCATTTGAGAGATTCTTCCATCTGCCTGTTCGTACATTTCTTGCACTAAACCAAAGAGATCTAAAGGCGATGGGAATGTGATACCAGAAGCATTTCTCACGAATTGATCAAGTAAAAATTGCTGCCGTTCCGATTCTGAACGAGGCATAACTGACAAATCGATTGTAAGCGCAACTAATTGTAATTCAGGCAGTATCATCACTGTATTGAAACATTGCGTTACTTCTCTAGTCTTACACTTGATCTCTCCGCCGTTAGAACGAAGCACTAAGCCAGAGTCACTTAGGTGCGACGCATCCAACTCGATCGTTTCAGTATAATATGCTTTAGAGGTAAGTATGGTTGTCTCTATAGAGACCTGATTTAAGCTTAATGAGGTAGTTTCAAGAAAGTGCAGATCTGTATCCGCTGTAAGCAGTTGTTCTCTAGACAGAGGATAGGGGTAGTTCTGACTAAATAAGGAATCATCTCTCTCGATAGATGCAATAGCAGTACGAAGGGTTTGAATCTCATCTGGTTGTAATTTGTACAGCTTGACCAAGCGTGTGCCACTTAGTAGCAAGTTATGCCAAACGCTGTCAATATGCTCAGCAACTCTTACTTGTTGGGCTTCTTCAGTACCCTGTAACCTTTTAATAAACAGATCAAGTCCTACTGATGTCACTCCCAAAGGTTCTCCTACAATCTTTTTAGTTTGCTTCCAGCCCAAACGCTCTGTTATGTCCTTCAATAAATTGATTGTTTGCTCATTCATAGGAAATCCTTTCGTATTCTTTGTTTTTTTAGAATGCAATACAGATGGTTCCTAAAATACTAAACTATTCCAAAAATTTCATTAGTGCGGTCCGCAAAAAGTATCGTAATCTGTTAAGAGTGGTCACTTCGACACACAGCTTAATCATCAAAACCTGCCATCTTGCGGGCTTTTGCTTTCCGGCGATAGGCTAGGGGGATTCGCTAGATGCTTTACATCAGTACCCTTGTCACATCGTCGTATTGCAAACGAAACCATAAAGCCTCGGTACTCGCCGGGTCTTTTTCGTTTCTGCGATCCGGTCAGGGCTTTTGAGGTGGGACGTACTGCAGACACAGCAACACCATCCGCGAGAGCCCTGAACCCGATTGAAGTTGCTCAGCAATAAGAAAACTGCAAGTCATCATTTGTTCACATCTTATTGACCAGAAAATTAACATCTTGTTAATCTATTTGTGTGGTGAATCCCCCTGTGCGGTGGGGCGACCAGTCACTTACAGTGATCTGTAAATGCAGCGCGAGCCATGTCGGCTGGGACATGCTCACCGGGAGGCACCCGGCACCATGCAATACTACTAAGACATTAGGTTGTGGGTTGCCGTTTCGGCTTCTCCAGCTATGTTTAAAAGGCAGTAACGGAAAAAGCGAGCGCTCTCCTGGTAAATCGGTAGCTCGGACTATTAGGTGCGTTTTCGTTTGTTACTACCTAGAATGCCTACTTTCTGCCCGTTCCTCTGAGCGGGCTTTTTTTCGCCTGCAAAAGGCACTTCAACTAACCAAAAACATTTAAGGGCTGCGCTATTGCGTGGCCTTTTTCATTTCAGGCTCACGGGAACTATCTTCGATACGGCTCGTTGTTAAATCAGCCCGATGGGCCTGATCCTTTTCAAACACACAGCACCCCGTTAACCCGGAGGTGAACCTATGGCAAAGCATATGCAAGACAAAGAAAGCATGGCCGGAATCACCTGGCTGGCTCTGCTGATCATTGCTGGCTGGGGCGGCCTTGTCCGATTCCTGATGGATGTGAAGCAGGGCAAAGCGAAATGGAGCTGGATAAATGCTTTTGCGCAGATTGTGGTTTCGGCTTTTACCGGGGTCATTGGTGGGCTCATCAGCATTGAAGGTGGCCTGAGTATTTACATGATACTGGCCACTGCCGGTATCAGTGGTGCTATGGGTTCCGTAGCGCTCACGTATTTCTGGGAACGAATCACCGGAGTGAAAGCACAATGACAGCAGACCAGACTATCGAGGGGATCCTCGGCAAAGAGGGCGGTTATGTCGATCATCCGTCGGATAAAGGCGGGCCGACCCGCTGGGGCATCACGCAAACCACCGCCCGTGCACATGGCTACACCGGTGATATGCGGAACTTGTCCAGGGAAACAGCAAAGCAAATCCTGCTGAGCGATTACTGGACAGGTCCCCGGTTCGACCAGGTGGCAAGTTTGTCTACGTTACTGGCGGATGAGCTTTGCGACACTGGGGTGAACATGGGGCCATCGGTTGCCAGTAAGTTTTTCCAGCGCTGGCTTACTGCTCTGAACATGCGCGGGAAGCTGTATCCCGATCTGATCCCGGATGGAGCCATTGGCCCCCGAACCATCACAGCGCTTAAGGGATATCTTTCCGCCCGCGGGAAAGAGGGTGAACAGGTTCTGTTGCGTGCGCTGAACTGCAGCCAGGGTGCCAGATATCTCGAACTAGCTGAGGGCCGCGAAGCCAACGAGGATTTTCTCTACGGCTGGGTTAAGGAGCGTGTCCTGTGAAGATGATCATTTTCGCTTTGCTCGTGCTGGTGGCTGTGCTCGTTCTGTTACTTCTGCGCAAATATACCCGGCTGGAGTTCGTAGGGCATGCCAGCCTGCTGCTGAAAACATGGTCTGTAAAGCTGGGAGCTATCGGCGCGCTGGTTGGTGTATGGGCGCAGTCGTTCCCGGATGCTGCACTGCACGCCTGGGCGATGCTGCCGCCGGATATCAAAACCATCCTGCCGCCAAACATCGTTGCACTGATTAGCCCAGCGCTGGTGGTACTGGCCGTGCTATCGCAATACGTACGCCAGCCAGCATTGAAAGATAAGGCCGACAAACTGAAGGAGCCGCAGCAGCAATGAGCTTCGAAATTATCGCGGGGCTGGTGGTCGTCATCCTGGGCGCTATCGCTGGTGCGTTCGGCATTGGTCATTCACGCGGGACCAGTAAGGCGGAAGCCAAAGCCGAACAGCAGCGTACCGAAGAGAACGCCGCCGCCACCGTCGCCGCGGCAGAACGCCGTGCTGAAGTCACGAAAGGGGCCAGCGATGTACAGGAAGACGTTAAGCGTATGGGCGATGACGATGTTGATCGCGAGCTGCGCCAAAGATTTACCCGCCCCGGTAGTCGTTGATACGGCCTGCAGCTGGGTGCGGATCATCTACCTGACCGACCACGATATCGACGTGCTGGATAAGCAGACCAAGCGCGACATTCTGGCGCACAACAAATCGGTGCTGGCTAACTGCAAGAAGGAGTCTGCCCGTGAACGCAGAGAACCTAAGTGAAGCGTATTACATCAATAACGAGATAAAAGAACTACAACGACAGAAAAGCATTCTGGAGAGTGGTGCAGGGCTTGGAGTAACAATCCAATCTACATATCAGGATAATGCCTTTTTGGATGCTATACGCCCGCATGCTGTGGCTGAACTTGATCGCCGTATCGATGAAAAGAAAGTTGTGCTGGTTAATTTGGGAGTTTCCTTCTCTTAATGCGAGTCGTAATAGGGCGGGGAAAACCCCGCCTGAAGCACTTAGAAGCTGCGCGGAGCAGTAGAAAGAATGGATGCCAGCTCTTCCTTCGTTAAATTCCAGCTCCGATTCACAGCGTCAATTTTCTTAAACTCATCAAGCATTGCGTTATAGAGATGTTCTGTATGTGAATGAGTATTGGCGATGGGCTGTTGCTGTTCGGGGAATCGATCAAATTTCTGATATGCCTCAATGATGCTGAAGTAATCGCATTCATTATTACCGTCGAAACCTGGGAGCTGAATTGCCCCATCATGCACTTTTAGATGATGGTCACGGATTAATTCTTTTTGCTCGTCATCACTAAGTTTCCTGAAAGCATTGGACAGTCCGCGGTACATATTCAAGACAGCAGTAACAAAATCACGGTCTTCTTTACTTGGTTCGTCAACATCTAATGATGAATATTCTGCCTTGAGAACCCAATCATTACCGGATGACACAGCATATTTAACAAGCTGTGGATCAATATCAGTATCGATACCCAAGTGAATGGCAATGTCACATAACAGAATGGTATTGATTTTATCCTTAATATCCATGAGATAACCCTCTGAAGTAAAAGAGTAATATCTACACCTGTTAGGTCATGAAGTCTATTGATCTGGTTCACATCTGTAGCAAAACAATTCTATGGAGATTTCATATGCAGGTCACTTTTGATTTGTGTAAGGGCGTTTCATGCCCGCACTAATTCCTCGCGCCTGTCGCAAGAGAGGTTGTCCTGGCACGACTACGGATCGCTCTGGTTACTGTGAGCAGCACCGCAATGAAGGCTGGCAACAGCATCAACAGGGAAAGAGTCGCCACGAGCGCGGTTACGGTAGCCAGTGGGATATCAAGCGCGCACGTATTCTTAAGCGCGACCATCATCTGTGTCAGAACTGCCTGCGTAATGGTCGCGCAGTGACGGCAAAGACCGTTGACCACATTGAGGCTAAAGCGCATGGGGGAACCGATGATGATTCGAACCTCGAAAGCTTGTGCTGGCCTTGCCATCGCTCGAAAACCGGGCGTGAACGCATTAAATGATATTGATTATCATCAACAGGCATGAAGGGGAGGGGGAGGTCAAATCTCTGGAGCCACGCGCCCAAAGGACCGCCGCCTAACCTTTTTTCACACCGCCGCAGGTTAGAAAACTTTTTTTGGGGTCCCCCATCCAATGATTAATAGGAGTTTTCGATTATGCCAGGACCACCGAAAACCCCGACACATCTGGCTTTAGTGAAGGGGAACCCATCCAAGCGCCCGATCAATAAGAACGAGCCAAAACCCCCGTCAGGGGTCCCCCCAATACCGAAACATTTCGATAAACAGGGTAAGTACTGGTTCAAACGGATTGGTGAGGAACTTGATGCCGTCGGCGTGTTGACCACGCTTGATGCTAAAGCGCTGGAGTTGTTGATAGAAGCCTATGTTGAATACCGGCATCACTGCGACACGCTTGATCGTGAAGGTTACACCTATGCCGTCTACAGCGAAGATGATTCAGATGAAGGAGGGGAGCGGGAAATCAGAATGATAAAACCGCACCCAGCAGCAGTCATGAAGGCTGATGCGTGGAAACGGATCAGAGCGATGCTGAGCGAATTCGGCATGACACCAGCCAGCCGATCAAAGGTTGGTGCAAAAGGCCCGGCAGAAGCCGACCCACTGGAAGAATTTCTTAAAAAGCGCAAATGATGAATGGCAACCGTTGCAGATGGATTCCGCTACGCCGAGCGCGTGGTATCTGGCGATATCGTTGCTGGCGAACTGGTGCGTCTTGCGTGCCAGCGGTTCTTTCATGATTTAGAGCACGGCCCGGAGCGCGGTGTTTATTTTGATGAAGGCCGCGCCCAGCACGTTCTCGATTTTTATAACTTCGTCCCCCATGTGAAGGGGCACTTGACCGGCAAGCCGATCGAGTTGATGGACTGGCACACCTTCATCCTGATTAACCTTTTCGGGTTTGTCGTCCCGCTGATAGATGAAATAACGTTTGAGAGCATTCTTGACGACGATGGCGACCCCATGTTTGTGCGTCGCTTTCGTACCGCCTATGACGAAGTAGCGCGTAAAAATGCAAAATCAACGCTTTCGTCTGGCATCGGGCTTTATATGACTGGTGCCGACGGTGAGGGTGGTTCTGAGGTTTATTCCGCAGCAACAACCAGGGATCAGGCCCGCATCGTGTTTGATGATGCGAAGCGCATGATTAAGCTGGCTCCGAAAACACTGGGCCGGTTGTTTGGTAGTAACAAGTTGAATATTCACCAGGAGCGGACGGGTTCAAAATTCGAACCTGTAGCCAGTGATGCGAATAACCTCGACGGCCTTAATATTCACTGTGGGATCGTTGATGAGCTGCACGCACATAAAACCCGTGACGTCTGGGAAGTTCTGGAAACAGCGACCGGTGCGCGCCTGCAGTCCCTTATTTTTGCAATCACTACTGCGGGTTTTAATAAAGAAGGTATCTGCTACGAGCAACGTGATTATGCAATCAAGGTTCTGAAGAACTTTGATAACCCTGACCCGCTTTCAATTAAGGATGACAGCTATTTTGCGCTGATTTATACCCTGGATGAGGGGGACGATCCTTTCGACGAGGCAAACTGGCCGAAAGCAAATCCCGGCCTGGGGATATGTAAGCGTTGGGACGATATGCGCCGTCTGGCTAAAAAGGCGAAAGAGCAGGTGGCAGCGCGGGTCGGATTTTTTACCAAGCATCTCAATATCTGGGTGCAGGGTGAAAAAGCGTGGATGGATATGTCGCGCTGGGAAAAATGCCGCGATACCTGGGATGACTCAACTACGGCCAGCTGGTCAATGTGGCTCGGCGTTGATCTTTCCAACAAAATTGATATTTCAGCTGCAGTTAAAGTCTGGCTTGCTCCAAATGGCGATGTTTATGTCCGCTCCAGATTCTGGATACCTGAAGGTCGGCTGGAAGCCTGTTCCAAGCAGCAGGCGGACCTTTACAGAAAATGGAATCTCGCTGGATTCCTTGAGTTTACCGATGGCGATGTCGTTGACCATGCAGTAATTAAAGAGGAAACGATCGAATGGGCGCGAGGTGACTCGCTGAACGAGTTTGCATACGACCCGTGGAGTGCCACTCAGTTTGCTTTGTCGGTAGCAGCTGAAGGTGTACCGATTGTTGAAGTCCCTCAGACGGTTAAAAACCTGTCTGAAGCAATGAAGGAGGTTGAGGCAAAAATTTACGCCGGGCGTTTTCATCACGATGGCAATCCGGTGATGACATGGATGATGTCAAACGTCACCGTCAAACCAGACAAAAACGAGAATATTTTCCCCAACAAGGCCACGCCTGAAAACAAAATTGACGGTCCTGTCGCGATGTTTATTGCGATGAGTCGCTTGCTTGTTAACGGTGGTGGTGAGGTTGACTTCCTGTCCACTATCGATCCTGACGAAGACCTTTTACTTCTATGAAAACTCTAATCACTGATGTTATCGGGCTTACCGGGTTCGGTTCGCTTGCTGCAGGCGTGTATCTCCAGTTCGGGCTGGCGATGTCTCTGATGATGTCGGGAACCCTGCTACTCATTTATGCGCTGTTAGCGGCAATGAGGGGGAATAATGCTGCTTGATGCTCTTTTTCGCAGTGAACCACTGGAAAACCCGGCTACTCCGATCACGAGTGAATCGGCAGAAACCGATAACGTGTTTGCCCGAGACGTATTTGTCAGCCCGCAAACGGCAATGAAGCTGGCTGCGGTGTATGCCTGTATTTACGTTATCTCTTCGAATATCGCTCAGATGCCACTGCACGTTATGCGGAAAACCAATAACAAGGTTGAAGCTGCCCGCGATCACCCTGTGTTTTACCTGGTTCACGATGAGCCGAATATGTGGCAGACCAGCTATAAGTGGCGTGAGTTAAAACAGCGTCATATTTTGGGCTGGGGGAATGGTTACACCTGGGTGAAGCGTTCCCGTCGTGGTGAAGTTTCCGGGCTGGAATGCTGCATGCCCTGGGAAACAACACTGCTTAACACGGGGGGGCGGTATACCTATGGCGTTTACAACGAAGAGGGGGCGTTTGCCGTCAATCCCGACGATATGGTGCATATCCGGGCGCTGGGTAACAACCAGAAGATGGGGCTTAGCCCAATTATGCAGCATGCCGAGACGATAGGCATGGGGATGAGCGGGCAGGCTTATACCAGTTCATTCTTCAACGGTAATGCGCGACCCGCTGGCATTATTTCGGTGAAAAACCAGCTGAATGAAGAAAGCTGGGGGCGTTTAAAAAGCATGTGGCAAAAAGCTACAGCTGCTTTGCGCAGCCAGGAGAATAAAACAATGCTTCTCCCGGCAGAGCTGGATTACAAAGCGCTCACCGTTTCCCCGGTTGATGCCCAGATCATTGATATGTCGAAGCTGAATCGGTCGATGATTGCCGGGATATTTAATGTACCGGCGCACATGATTAACGATCTCGAAAAAGCCACTTTCTCAAATATTACGCAGCAGGCCATTCAGTTTGTCCGCTACACGATTATGCCTTGGGTAACGAACTGGGAACAGGAACTCAATCGCCGCCTGTTCACCCGTGCTGAACTGGCCGCCGGATATTACGTCAGGTTTAACCTGACAGGCCTGCTACGTGGGACCCCGCAGGAACGTGCTCAGTTCTACCACTTTGCGATCACTGATGGCTGGATGAGCCGCAATGAAGCGCGAGCCTTCGAAGACATGAATCCGGTAGATGGCCTGGATGAAATGCTGGTGAGCGTTAACGCCGCGAACCCCGCAGACGATTTTAATGCACCTAAAACCGACGAGGAAAAGCCCAATGAATGACCGTGAAACGCGCTGTTACAGCGGGGAGGTCAGAGCCGAGCAACGCACCGATGAACCTACCCGCATTCTGGGCTATGGCTCGGTGTTCAACAGCCGTTCTGAACCCCTGTGGGGATTCCGTGAAATCATCAAGCCCGGAGCATTTGACGATGTGCTGAATGATGATGTCCGCGGGCTGTTTAACCATGACCCCAACTTTATTCTCGGACGGAGCGCTGCCGGGACGCTATCCCTGTCTGTCGATGAGCGCGGCCTGCGTTACGACATTACAGCGCCGGATACGCAAACTATCCGCGATCTGGTGCTGGCGCCGATGATGCGCGGTGACATTAACCAGTCATCTTTTGCCTTCCGGGTATCCCATGACGGTGAAAATTGGTACCAGGACGATGAAGGGATCGTTATTCGTGAAATATCGAAGTTTTCCCGGCTGTTTGATGTCAGTCCGGTGACTTATCCCGCATATCAGGAGGCCGACTCCGGCGTCCGATCGATGAAAGCCTGGCAGGAGGCGCGCGACAGCGGTGCGCTAAAGAACGCCATTAATCAACGAATGGCGCGTGAGCGCCTGCTGACCCTTCTTAACGCGTAAGGAAAAATCATGAAACTGCATGAAATGAAGCAAAAACGTAACATCATCGCCAAAGATATGCGTGCCCTGCATGACAAAATTGGCGATACACCCTGGACCGATGAGCAGCGTACTCAGTGGAACGCTGCAAAATCGGAGCTTGACGCTCTTGATGAGCGTATTGCACGCGAAGAGGAACTGCGCCGCCAGGATCAGAACTATATCCACGAAAACGAGCCGGAACAGCGCCAGCAGCAGAATCGTGATCCAGCAAACCCGGAAGCACAGGCTAACGAACGCCGTGCTGCGGCGTTTAATGCGTTTTTGCGCCGTGGTCTTGGCGAGATGAGCGCTGAAGAACGCCAGGCTTTAAAGGAGCTGCGTGCTCAGGGCACGACGCCGGATGAAAAAGGGGGTTACACCGTACCAACCCAGTTCCGAAATAAGATCGTCGAAGCACTGAAAGATTACGGTGGAATTGCCAGTGTGGCGCAAATTCTGAATACCGCCAACGGCCAGGACATTGACTGGGCAACCTCTGACGGTACTACTGAAGAAGGTGAACTGCTGGGCGAAAACACTGAAACCAGTGAAGAAGACGTGTCTTTCGGCGGTGCAACGCTGGGGGCTAAAAAACTGTCCTCTAAAATCATTCGCGTATCCAATGAACTGCTCCAGGACAGCGGCGTAGATATCGAGGCGTTCCTGGCCGCGCGTATCGCCACTCGCATCGGACGTGGTGAAGCGAAGTATCTGGTATTAGGGACCGGCACCGGCACCCCGCTGCAGCCTAAAGGGTTGGCTGCGTCGGTAACTGGCACCAAAAATACCGCAGCAGCGACCACCTTTACCTGGAAAGAGCTGAACGCACTGAAGCACTCTGTCGACCCGGCATACCGTAACGGTCCAAAGGTGCGCTGGGCCTTTAACGATGCAACGTTGCAGCTGGTGGAGGAAATGGAGGACGGACAGGGCCGCCCGCTCTGGTTACCGAACATTATCGGTGGCGCACCTGCCACTGTTCTGCAGGTGCCGTATGTCGTTGACCAGGCTATTCCTGATATCGCGGCTGGTGCCAAATTTGCCTACTTCGGCGATTTTAACCGCTTTATCGTTCGTCGCGTCACTTACATGACGCTGAAACGACTGGTTGAGCGCTACGCAGAGTACGATCAGACTGGCTTCCTGGCCTTCCACCGCTTCGACTGCGTACTGGAAGATACTGGCGCGATTAAGGCGCTGGTGGGTAAACCGGCATCTGGCGGCTAAGGCAACAATCAGCTTCAACCTCCACCGCTCCGGCGGTTTTTTTATGCCCGCAGTTCGCTGCGGGCCAGGGAAAATACATGAGCACAACGATTGAGAAGTTACGGGCTCAGTGCCGGATTGATATCGACGACACCACGGAAGATGAGGTGCTTACGCTCTATTATGGTGCTGCGCGCCGAAAGGCGGAGAACTTCATCAACCGCCATCTTTATGAAGACGAAGTGCCGGAAACTGATCCAGACGGGCTGGTGATTGCTGACGACATTCTCCTGGCGTTGATGCTGCTTGTCGGGCACTGGTATGAAAACAGAGAAGAGTCGTCAGACGCAGCAAAAACCAGCATCCCATTTGGCTTTACATCACTGATAGAGCCGTACCGCTATATTCCGCTCTAGGAGGAATTATGCAGGCAGGACGATTACGGCATCGCGTCACTATTCAGAACTTCACAATATCAAAAACACCTTCCGGCCAGCCGGTAGAAAGCTGGACTGATGGAAAAACTATCTGGGCCGAGGTTAAAGGGATCAGCGGTAGGGAGCTGCTAGCCGCTGGCGTTGAGCGTGCTGATGCCACCATTCGCGTCTGGGTGCGTTTTCGTACAGACATCTCAGCTTCTTCCCGTTTGAAAGTACTGAATGGCCCATACAAAGATGCGGTCCTGAATGTCACTGGGCCTCCGGTTCCGGATATAAAAGGTACCCGGCTGGAAATTCTCTGCAAACAGGGGACCGAAAAATGATTGATGTGAATCTGGATTTTTCCGGGCTGCAGGATATCGCCCGCGATCTGCAAACGCTCAGCAAGGCCGAAAATAATAAAGTTCTCCGGGATTCGACCCGTGCTGGCGCCGAATTGCTCCGCCAGGAGGTTATTGATCGCGCTCCGGAGAAAACCGGCAAACTGAAGAAAAACGTTGTTGTCGTCACCCAGAAAAGCCGCCGTCGAGGTGAAATCTCATCTGGGGTGCATATTCGTGGCGTTAACCCGCGAACGGGGAACAGCGACAATACAATGAAGGCCAGCAACAAGCGGAATGCGTTTTACTGGCGCTTCGTGGAGTTGGGAACATCTACAGCGCCTGCACATCCGTTTGTTCGCCCAGCTTTTGATACCCGCATGGAAGAAGCTACGCAGGTGGCGATGCAGCGGATGAATCAGGCTATCGATGAGGTGTTATCAAAATGACAGAGGATGATCTCTATGACCTGCTGTCGACGCTGGCAGACGGGCGGGTTTATCCGTATGTGGTGCCGCTAGGCAGCGACGGACTTCCTGCAGTTTCCACTCCCTATGTCATTTTCTCGATACCGACTGATGTTGCCGGGGATGTTTTCTGCGGCCAGGCAGAGTCGACACTGCGCATTCAGGTTGATGTATGGGCTGAAACAAATGACGAAGCCAGAGCGTTACGCCTGGACGCCCTGGCTCGCCTGCAGGTACTTTCACCTGTCGAGGTGACAAAAATTCCTGGCTACGACACGACAACCCATCTTCATCGGGCAACCCTCGAAATAACGGTCATTGCCTGACAAAAACCAATCCAATCCGACCGCCGCTGGCGGTTTTTTCATTTATGGAGGCTGCGATGTCAGCACTATTTGAACGTGCCCAAAAAACGGTAGTAATGATTACCTCTGTGCCGGTCACCGCGGCAGAGCTGGATACGGCAACCTGGTTAAACCTGAGTTGCACTATCAAACAGGCCAGCTTTACCGCTGGTCAGAAAAACGATATTGACGTGACAGTGCTGTGTTCAGATGAAACGGAAAATATCAACGGCCTTCCTGCTCCGTCTGAAATGTCACTTTCCGGTAACTTCTATCGCAACCCGGCGCAGGATGCACTTCGTGCAGCATACGATAACGACGGGGTTTATGGATTTAAGGTTATTTTCCCGTCTGGTAATGGATTCCTGATGCGCGCTGAGGTACGTCAGCACACCTGGGATTCTCAAACCAACGGTGTTGTTGCTGCAACGTTCTCGCTGCGTCTGAAAGGTAAACCCACCAATATTAACGCCCCAGGAGTTCTGTCGTTTGCTACTGACCTTCCGGCGTCCCAAACGGTCGCGGCAGGAAGCGCTCTGACTATGGGCGTGGTCGTCCAGGGCGGTACGGCACCTTATACCTACGCCTGGAAAAAGGGCACCTCGACGGTCAGCGGCCAGACCAGCGCAACGTTTACGAAAGCCAGCGCTGTATCCGGTGATGCCGGGGTTTATTCCTGCGTGGTTACCGATGCCGATGGCACCGTTATCACCTCTGCTGATCACACCGTCACCATCAGTTAATGGAGCGCCGGGAAACCGGCGATAAACTTAATGTCAAAACTGAGTCTTAAAGCACTGGCACTGGCCCCGATGGCGGGCTTTCGTAAAAAAGAAGTCACCGTTCCGGAGTGGGATAACGCCAAAGTCATCATTCGTGAGCCATCGGCAGAAGCCTGGATTCGCTGGCAGGGGATTGCCAGCCCGGAACCACCCAAACTACCGGAAGGGCAGGAGCCCCAGGAGGCACCAGAACTGACCCCTTCAGAACGAGCCTTCCGCACGATGCGGGCCGACGTCACGCTTTTCATCGATATTTTGCTGGATACCGACCTGCAGCCCGTCTTTACTGTCGATGACACCGAACAGGTTGAAGCGATCTATGGCCCTGTGCATTCCCGGCTGTTGAAGCAGGCACTTGATCTCATTCGTGACGCGGATGATGCTAAAGCAAAGTAAAAATGCCTGGCATGCAGTTCCTGATGGCGCTGGCGCTCCGGATGGGCCGCACGCTGGGCGAACTGCGACAAACCATGACGGTTGGCGAATTCAGGATGTGGGCTGAGTACGACCGTATCAGCCCAATCGGCGATATTCGCGGCGATATCCTCAATGCTCAGCTGGTATCTGCGGTTTACGGAGCGCAGGGCGTTAAAGTCACCATTGAAGATGCTCAACTTCAGTGGAGCACAGAAGAGATTGAGGTAAACGACGGCGGCGATCCCTTTGCAGGGTTGGAAGCCGCTTTGCTCGCGGCTTCTCAGTGACAATACATACGCGACGGTTTAGGATTCCCTATCGCCAATGAAAAGGGGAATTTTGTGAAAAAATTATTATTAGGTTTTATTTTTATCACATCAGCAGCTAGTGCAACGCAAATTCTTGAACCACAAGAACTGCAAAAGCTAACAAATACCATTTGTTCTCAGCACTCAAATCCATCTCTGTGCGTGAAAGCTTTTTATAAAGTTATATCATACACCAAAGAGAATGATGATTACTTTTATTACTGTCAAAAATCTAAAGATTCAGGAATGTCAACAGATAAAGAGTTATGCAATCAATCTAAAATTCTGAGGGATTTCATTGACCAGAATGCAAACTAGATTGTTTGATTATAAAAAATAACCTGCTTCGGCAGGTTTTTTATTTTAAAGAGGAAGTAAATGGCAACCCTGCGTGAACTTATCATTAAGGTTTCAGCAAACTCTCAATCATTTCAGACTGAGATCGCCCGCGCTTCACGCATGGGACAAGACTATTATAAAACCATGCAAAATGGTGGGCGTCAGGCAGCTGCGGCTGCGAAAGAAAGTCAAAAAGCTCTTTCCGAGTTAACCGATGGATTTGCTTCTGCTGGTCGAGCAGCTACGGCTGCGGCTGCAGCATTTGCTACAGGAAAACTGGTTCAGATTGCTGATCAATGGAACTCAGTGAATGCGCGTCTTAAACAAGCCTCAGTGTCTACTAATGATTTTACTTTATCTCAGACCCGATTAATGGCGATTAGCCAGAGTACGGGCACTGCTTTTACTGATAACGCTAATTTATTTTCACGCGCGGCAGCATCAATGCGTGAATTTGGCTACAGCTCAGATGAAGTGCTCAAAATCACCGAAGCGGTATCAACAGGACTTAAACTATCTGGTGCAAGCACAGAAGAAGCCGGTTCTGTTATTACCCAGTTCAGTCAGGCCCTTGCTCAAGGTGTTTTGCGTGGTGAAGAGTTTAACGCGGTTAACGAATCTGGTGATCGTGTCATCCGCGCCCTGGCTGCTGGTATGGGTGTTGCTCGAAAAGACCTTAAAGCAATGGCTGATCAGGGGCAACTTACCATTGATAAAGTCGTACCAGCTTTGATCAGTCAATTAGGTGTATTACAGGGGGAGTTTTCCTCGTTGCCACCAACAGTTTCTGGATCAATGCAAAAAGTCACTAACTCTTTTATGGCATGGGTTGGTGGGGTGAACCAGGCAACTGGCGCGACAGATGCACTTTCTGGCGGTCTTGATGGGCTGGCAGGTACGCTGGATTCTCTTACATCTTCCGCTGTCAGCGGGGCCCTCAGTGACGTAGCAGATAATATGTCACTAATTACCACTGCTGCAGGTGGTTTGGTTGGGATCGGATTAGCCCGGTATCTTGGTGGGATTGTTACCAGCGCAAGCAGTGCTACTGGCGCACTTATTTCAGCGGCAAAATCTGAGGTAGCCCTTGCAGTCGCTCAAGAAAAAGCAGCGCAATCTTCTGTTGCCGCTTCCCGCGCCGCTGTTTATCGTGCCCAGCAAGCTCTTCAGAGTGCTAAAAGTGCAGATGTTCAGGCGGCACAACAGGAGAGGGTTGCGGCCGCAGAAGCCAAGGTTACTGCTGCGCAAGGTCGATTGACTACTGCCCTCGCCACCGGGACAGCTACAGAAAAAGTACGAGCACGAACAGCTCTGGAGCGGGCTCAGGCCGGGCTTGTAGCTGCAAAAAATGCCGATGCACAGGCTATTGCAGAAAGAAAACTTGCTGCAGCGCAAGCGGCGCTTAGTCGTAATATTTCAGGTAGGGTTTCTGCTCAAAATAATCTTAACAGCGTTACCTCTGTCGGCACCCGGTTGATGAGCGGGGCTCTTGGGCTGGTTGGTGGTATACCCGGGTTAGTTATGCTGGGTGCGGGCGCATGGTACGCTATGTACCAAAGCCAGGAACAAGCAAGAAAATCAGCTCAGGAATATGCCAGCCAAATAGATCAGATCAGAGAAAAAACCTCCTCAATGACCCTACCTGAGGTCGATAGTAATCGAAGATTAACGGTTGAGGCGATGCAGGAGCAAAAACGCCTAATCGAAGACCAAGAACAAAGTGTAAAAAAACTTAACGGGCAAATAAATGATTTAAATGAAAGTAGAAGCAAACCAGGTATAACTCAAGAAAATGATTTAAATATTACAAAAGCTATTGCAATTTTGACCGAGCAGGTTGTCGTAGAAGAAGACAAGCTTCGTCAGATGCGAGAAAAATCCAGTGATATATTAAAGGCACTTGAGGAGAATGAAAGAAGAAGAAATGATCTTATAAAAGAAAGAGCATGGCGGCAAAATGCAGAATACCAGAGTCTAATATTGATGACTGGTAAGTATTCCGAAGTTAACCGTTTACTTGGATTAGGAAACCAGCTTTTAATGGAACGGCAGGGCTTGGTTAATGTTCCAATGCGAATGCCTCAGGCTGATTTAACATCACAGCAAGCCAATGCTCTGGAAAAAAGCCGTCAGGACCTTGAACTATCAAAGCTTAAAGGAGAAGCAAGGGAGAGAGCACGGTTAGGTTATGCCGCTGACGAATTGGGGCTTAAGGATGAACCTCAGTTTAAAACTAACCGCGATCTGTTTATTAATCAGGGGTTGGCGAAATGGCAAAACGATGAATCCAATAAACCCACCCGGAAAGCGCCAAAAAGCGAAGAGGTTAAAGCAGCTGAAAAGACAGAAGACGTTTACAAGCGCCTTATTAAACAGCAGCAGGAACAAATTGCCCTGGGAAGCCAGAATACCGAACTGGCTAAAATGAAATATCAGGTGACGCAGGGGGAGCTAGCCTCTCTTGAGCAAGCCAAAAAAGAAATAATCCTTCAAAATGCTGCACTAATCGATCAGAAAAACATTGCTGAACAGTTGCAAACGTTCCGTGATGGGCTGGCTGACAGTAATGCCGCTGCGCGTGACCGGGGGAATATAGATTTTCTTGGCGCGGGACAAGGGGATAAAGCCCGCGACCGCATGAAGGAAATGGCGGATATTCGCACTGACTTCCGTAAGCAGCAGGATGAGCTTCAGCGTGACTTTAACAAGAAGCAAATTTCTGAAGACCAGTACAAACAGCAAACGGAAGCGCTGCAGGCGGCGCTTGTTGAACGGTTAGCGATTCAGGAGGACTACTACAAAAAGACCGATGAACAGCAGTCAGACTGGCGCACGGGGATCAGCGATTCCCTGATGAATTATGCCGATCAGGCTTCTGATCTGAGCTCAATGGCTGCCACTGCAACCAGCGAGATTCTGGATGCCACCACTAACTCTATCTCGAACAACCTGACAAACGTCCTGACAGGCGCTGCTTCGTTTAAAGATGGGATGTCGAATATTTTTTCTTCCCTGGGCGAAACGGTGATTAAGACGCTGATCCAGATGGCAACACAGGCGTTGATCACTAAAGCGATTATGGCGTCATTTGGCGGCGGAGCGGGTGGGTTGTTCGGTAGTCTTTTCGGCGGTGCCAGCGGTGCGGCAAGTAGTGGTACCGCTATTCAAAGCGCGGGAGCTAATTTTTCATTTAACGCTCTCGGAGGCGTTTACGATTCTCCGTCACTTTCTGCCTACAGCAATGGTGTTTACAGCACTCCCCAATATTTTGCGTTTGCGAAAGGGGCAGGTGTATTCGGCGAGGCCGGGCCCGAAGCCATCATGCCGCTTACCCGTGGCGCTGATGGTTCGCTGGGGGTTCGTGCGGTTGGACGTGAGTCACCGGCAGTCCAGGATGCTGCAAGGCAGATTGAGGCGCAACCACGAATCGCGGTCAGTGTTGATGCCCGTAGCACGTTTAGCGGGCAACCTGACGACGCAACAATGCTGGCAGTAGATCGAAGGAATGCTGCACTGGAGCGACGCATCATCAACACACTCACTGCTGAAGTAAATAACCCCCAGAAGAAATTCGGACGCGCCATCTACTCCAATCTACAGCCCAAAAAACCAAGATAGACTGCCCGGAGGGAAAGTTAATGGCGGATATTATCTATCCGGATGAGTACCTGCCCATGCCTCTTATGGACGGGTACGGTTTTAAGCCCATCTCACCTTTACTGCGAACGGAAATGACGTCCGGTCGAGCAAGGCAAAGGCGGCGATACACCTCAACACCCACCCATGCCTCGGTTAAATGGATTTTTCAGACTGATGCGCTGGCGCAGGTGTTTGAGGCCTTTTTCAGGGACGCACTGAAAGACGGACAGTCCTGGTTCTATCTGAGGCTCCAGACTCCGATCGGGGTAAAGCCCTACAAAGCCAGGTTCATTGATATTTACGAAGGTCCGACACTTGTCGCGCCAAAATACTGGCAGTACAGCGCAACGCTGGAGTTATGGGAGCGTCCGTTACCGCCTACAGGATGGGGGAATTACCCGGAATGGCTGGCTGGTCAGTCGTTACTGGATATTGCGCTAAACAGAGAGTGGCCTGAGCATGACAATTCTTGAGCAACTTTATGCAAGCAGCGGCTCTGAAGTCATTCACGACACGCTGCAGATCACGGCAGGTGATCAGAACTACTGGCTTACCCGCGGGTGGGACAATATTACTGCCTCGTTAGAAGACGGGCAGCAGGTAACGTTTGAAGGGTGTGCTATCGATATAGCATTGCCTGCCAGGAATGCCGACGGAACGCAAGATCTGAAATTTTCCATCAGTAACATCGATGGTGTCGTATCCGATACGATTGACAGAATTCTGGACGAAATGAAATCGGCAACACTGACTTTTCGGCGGTATATCTCCTCTGATTTATCTGCACCTGCGGCATCGCCTTACACCCTTGATGTGAAATCCGGATCGTGGACGGCAACTGCGGTGCAGGTAACTGCCGGATATATGAACATCCTTAAAACGGCCTGGCCGCGTAATCGTTATAACCTGGCTGAACATCCCGGTCTTCGTTATATGTCTTCCTGAGGTATTCACATGTTCCATTCTGATAAATACCTTTCGGTCAAATGGCTGAAGGGCGGGCGCGTTTATCCTGAGCTCGACTGTTTCGGCATTATCAATGAAATCCGCGGCGATCTCCTTCTCCCGTTATGGCCGGATTTTTCCGGCGTGACGAAAGATGAGGGAGGGCTCGATCGTGAGGCCAGGAAGTTTATGAAATCCCTCACACGCTGTGAGCCTTGTATCGGGGCCGGGGTTGCTTGTTATTCAGGATCAACCGTGACGCATGTTGGTATCGTTGTTTTGCTGGATGGCCAGTTGCAGGTTGCCGAATGTAATCCGGGAACCAATGTCACCTTTCTACCTCTTCCGCGATTTGTCCGTCGGTTTAACCGTGTGGAGTTCTGGCAATGACGATAAGAATCTACCCTTCCCGGCTCCCCGGAGAACCGCTTGAAACTCATGAGCACGGCAATATTACGCTGCATCAATGGATGGTCAGAAATGTTCCTGGGTACAGCCAGGACAGATCGCACCCAGTTGCCGTTGAATTAAATGGCCGCACACTTCCTCCCGATGAGTGGCCGCTTTGCCAGTTGAGCCCTGACAGTGATGTCAGAATTTATCCTGTTCCCTACGGAACGGGGCTGGAAATTGCTGTCTGGGTTTCTGTTGCGATATCAGCTGCCAGCGCAGCCTACTCGTTGTTCTTCGGGCCGAAAGTCGATCTCGGTGGTTATTCATCGGGGAGTGGTCGCTCACTTGAGCTTAATCCAGCAAAAGCTAACACGGCAAAACTGGGTGACCCGATACGTGAGGTGTTTGGTCGATGCCGCATCTATCCTGATTATCTGGTGCAGCCGGTTACCCGTTTTGACCCCGATGATCCAACGCGAATGACGGTCGAAATGTTTCTTTGTGTCGGGCAGGGGAGATTTTCGTTTACGGGAGGAGATAAACGGATTGGAGAAACCCCGGCAGCCTCGCTGGGTGATGGTTTCAGCGATAAGGTGTACCAGCCAGGAGAAGACGTATCTTCTGATCCGCGAAGTGAAAACTGGTTCAACTCGACAGAAGTCGGCGGAACATCAAGCGGAACAGGGCTGGATATGGCCCAGACCTCACCTGATTCCGACGATATTATCGCTGACAGCATGACGGTTTCTGGTGCATCCGTAACCTTTACAGGCCTTGATACGGATGATGGTGACGATGACGACGAGGACGATAATTCTCTCCCGGACAGCTGGATAACGGGGGCCATAGTTGAAATTAAGGCGCCGACAAATTATCTGATCTCCACCTCTTCTGGTTACAGTGTTTTTGCCAGCTCATTGCTTACCGAACTTGCTCCCGTAGCGGGTATGCCGGTGACGCTGAGTTTCAACAGTGTTGATTATGACCTCGTCATTGCGTCCTATACCCCGGGTCAGGATGCTGTGCCTGGCGAGGGTGGCAGTGCAGCAAAAATTCAGGCCAGTGCGGCTCCCGTCACCTACGATTTTTCGAACAGCTCCAGTACGTTCATGATCACATGGCAGGGCACCACCTATACGGTGTCGCTGGTAGCGAACTACATCTCGATGTCGGGACTGCTGGCGGCTATCACCGAGGGGCTCACTGGCTCCGGCCTGGTCGCACGGGACAACGGCGGTACCGTACTGATAACCGAGGCGGCCAGTCCGTTCGTTGGTGGGGCAATCACATCCTCCTCGCTGCCTGCAGCCGTTTTCGGTGATGCCCCGGTTTACACCTCCGGCACGGCATCAACCGGCGGCAGCCCGGCGGTAACGGCAAACGTGACGCTTGCGTATAACAGCACTACGGGAACCGCATTCTCGGGCATGCCTGAAGGTGTGCAACGGCTTTCACTGGCTCACCGCGGGAATGAGTACCAGATCGTCTCTGCCGACGGCACAACGGCAACAGTGGTGCGCCTGGTTAATGGGTCCGTTGATGAGTCGTGGCCGGGATTCACCGCCAGGACGATGATCGACTATGAGGCCACTGGTCTTAACGACACGCTGAGCTGGCTGGGGCCGTTCCTGGTTTGCCCTGAAAATGAGACCGTGGATATGTTCGAGGTGAATTTCTCTTTCCCGAACGGTATCTGCGGCTTTGACAGTAAGGGGAAAAAACGCATTCGCCATGTTGAGTGGGAGATTCAGTATCGCGTCTACGGTTCCGGATCGGGATGGGTGAGTCACCAGGGCGAGTACGCGCTGAAAAACATCAACGGGTTAGGTTTCACTGAGCGGATCACCCTCAGTTCTCCGGGGCTGGTGGAAGTTCGCTGTCGTCGACGCAATGAGCAGGGCAGTAATAACTCGCGCGACAATATGTACTGGCAGGCTTTGAGAGGGAGGCTTCTGGCAAGACCGGTATCCTACTCAGGTGTAACAACCTGGGCAATTACCGTTGAAACCGGAGGGAAGCTGGCGGCACAGTCTGACAGGCGCGTCAGCGTGGTCGCTACCCGTGAATATGAGGGGGGAGGTAACAGAACTATAAGCGGCGCATTCCGTCATGTGGCAAATAGTCTTGGATTTAATGCTAATCAGCTCGACACCTCTGCAATAAATGCTCTTGAAACTGCCTGGTGGACGCCGAGGGGAGAATATTTTGACTATGAGGCAAGCAGCGACAGTGCTTCAGCGAAAGATATTTTCGACAAAATCACCGAAGCAGGCATGAGCTATTTTTTGCTATCAGATGGGCTCTTATCTGCCGGGCGCGAAGGTATCAAAACCTGGACCGGGATCATCACTCCCCAGGATACGGTAGAGGAAATGCAGACATCATTCAGGGCCCCTTCTGATGATGATTATGATGGTGTTGACGTCACATATATTAATCCGGTTACCTGGGCGGAGGAAATCGTTCAGTGTCGGACAGCTGATAATCCTGTGCCACGCAAAGTGGAGTCGTACTCGCTGGGCATTGTAATGACTGCAGATCGTGCTTACCGGATAGGTATGCGCAGGCTCATGAAATATCTGCACCAGCGCAGGACCTATGAATGCACAACTGAGCTTCTTGGCTGGTGCTATCAGTTTGGCGATCACATCATTCTTTCTGATGATATTCCGACGGGTAAAACAATCAGCTGTCTGATAGAAGGCGTGACATTCGATGATGAAGTTATCACGTTAACAGTCACTGAGCTTCTTGACTGGAGCTATGCTAATCCGCGCTGCTGGATTCAGTTTCAGGGGGGGCGGCCGTCGACTCGTTTGCTAACGCCGACACGTGTCGATGACTTCACCCTTACTATACCGTACAACGACGACCTGCACCCGGAAGACTGGATTATGGATGATCCGGATGTTGAATTACCTCGCCTGTTGTTTTGTGACAGTGAGAAGGGGGCGCGGCACGGTATCGTTCAGGAAATTGTCCCGTCTGATGACTGTACTTGCCAGGTCACAGCCCCGGAATATAAAGAAATCTTTTACGCATACGACGACGCTACATACCCTGGCGACGTAGCTTAGCAATTTCAAAAAAATCAATTCACCCGCTTCGGCGGGTTTTTTCATTTTTGGAGCACAATGTATGGCCAACATCGAAAAACTTGGCTCGTCATCACCAGAGGTATTGCTTAAGAATGCAACTAACCTCGATAAGTTAGTCAATGGCCGGGAATCGGAATCATTACCTGATCGCTTTGGTGTACTGCGCAAAACCTGGCACGGCATGGAGATGATCTTCAACCGTTTTATAGACTACATCACTGGTCGCGGCGAGCAGGCAGTTGCAGCTATCGGCTGGCAGGAGCTTGGCAACTGGGCTGTTGGTCTGGCTGTAGATAATCGCCAGCAGATCGTCTACTACAATGGCTCCTGGTACAAATACCTTGGTGAGCTTGAACACGTCATTGCCGGAGATTCTCCTGAGAACGATGGCGGTGTGTGGTCGGCTGCAAACCCCACAGGGAAATGGTCGAACATCGGTGACGCGGCTCTTCGCTCAAACCTGGGTTCAGGCGAAGGCTTTGCTTTGGTGGGGCAGGTATCATCATTTACTGCTCTGCGCTCTGTTGTTCCTTCATATGAAGGGCAAAGTATTTTATTGCGTGCTCATCCCGTCGGGTGGGCGGCTATGTCCCATGGACCCGTTGGTGGCGGAGAATTTATTTCAAGGCGAGGCTCAGCTGAGGATGATGGTGGTTATATATGCGTGCCGACAGGTCAATCTGAGTACTACTGGCAACGCATCCCAAAAAACCCCGGAAAAGTCTGCGCGACAGAGTTCGGTCTTTATGATGGTGCTGCTCTTGACGACATCTGGACCAATGCAATTAACTATTGCATTAAGAACTCCATTGGTTACTTCTCAACCCCGTCACTGGGGCCTGCCGGGTATACGTTAGTTGGTGGGCTGGAGTTCATTAACTCAACAAACGGGCTTATCATTGAAGGCCCGGGAATGGCAACCAAAGGAACCAGCCCGGTAATAACCCACACAGGTGCAAATATCGGACTCACCTTTAAACGTGAATCACAAGCACAAAGTTTGTTTAATAGTGTAATTCTCAAAAACTTTACTGTAGTTGGGAATGCTCTTGCTACTGCTTTTGTCAGATTCTCGGATTTTTATGGTGGATCAGTATTTGATTCAGTAGTTCGAGATTACACTGCCGGAACGATTATAGATGTTTATAATGACAAGGGGTGGACTGAGGTTCTCCGAGTAGATAATGTTATAGTTAGAACGTCCCAGCGTGGGATCTGGTTCCACTCAAACCCTGCATCTACTGATGATCAGACGTTGTCTTTTTACGGTGCCAGAATTACCAACTTTGGCTTCCAGCACGGTATTACCGGAGCCTCCTATGGAATCTATGTCGGTGATGGTACACGCGCAGATAATTTGTATAACTGCGATATCGACATGATGGGATGGTGGGAGGTTGGTGGTAACAGCACGGCACTTTATGCAGCTGATAAAGCGCGCGTTGATGGATCTGCTAATTTCCGGTATGACGGTTTTGCCGCAAACCCAATTACATCAAGCTCTCAACCATGCCGCCTTGTAAGAAAGGCTGGACTGGCTGGCTATGTTAAGCTGAACTGCAAAAACTATAAGCATGAAGCCGGACTTGGATTAACTGCTGGAGTCACTCAGTTAACAATCCGTCCATGGTTAGCCATTGCGGAGGCAGTTGCTGGCGTGGCAACACCACACCCGACTCTTCCGGCTGAAAGCATAATCAGCGTGCCTGGAATGAAGTGCAAACTAACAGGAACTTTATTTAAAGGGCAGAACTCAGTTGTCTCTGTCGTTGGGATGCCACCATTCCACCGGTACAAGGTGACTACACGCTGCGGATTGTCGAGTACCGCTCAGCAGCAATACATCGTAAATATTCCAAACGGAGCGAACGCTGGCATTACTACACGCACCGACTCAGTTCCAGCTGTAACGACAACAACCACTATAAGCGGAGGGTTAGCAACCAGTACCTTAACTGCTAAAAATAAAAACTTCGAGCCAGTATTTATTACTAATGCTGGAAATCTTCCTGATAATACATTTAGCGAAACAAATAAGCAGGGATTCGATATTCATCTGGATGGCACACAATCAAACGTTGTTAATGATGAGTATCCTGTATCCATTGAAATCGAAGCTATCGATTGAACTATTTATTAAATTGTTAAGATATCGCGGAATTATTCCTCTACACATAAGGAATTAATTATGAAAAAAATCATGAGGTGAAAAATGGTTACCTGGAAGTGGGGTAATTTTATCTATCCATACGTAATGTTTAGTTGGGGCACTGTAATGCATCAGGTTTTTGCTTCCGAAGCATGGATTGTAGTTTTGATTACTTCGATTCTCCTGGCGTTCAGATTACATAAGTGCTAATGGTGTTTAAATATCACAACGAGAGTTATTGTTCATTAAAAATCCGCCAGTTTAACACTGGCGGTGAATTTTACTCTGAAATCTCTTTTTTTAGTGCCGTTTCTGCATCCTCAAAAATTGTTGCAAGGTCAGTAAATTCGAAAGAATAGTAGAGCTGGCCTGTAGCCTCCAGCCCCTCAGCCTGCGTATCAAACAGCACCGTTGCAGTAGTCCCGTTGATACTGTCGACCCCTTTGGCGGTATATGTCACAGCTACAGGCGCGGCACTAAGCGGCTCAACGAGATTCAGGTATGGGATGGTACGAAACGACTTCAAATTTTGCGTGAGGGTGAATGACATTTTAGACTCCTGCTACCCGTGAAACTTCGACCCAGCCCTGACGGAACGATGTGTTCATCGCCATCAGGGTTATCGTACATGCAGCCGTTACCGCACCACCCGGAAGGAAAATATTACCGCCGGCAATCAGGCAATTTGATGTGTCTGCACATCTGACAACCATTCGCTTCCCTGTATGGCAGTATCCGATGTTGGCTACATTTCCCGAGGCATTCCACGTCCAGGATTCATCATAGCCAAGAGGGTCTGTACCCTCAGAGAGCGTCAGTGATGAAGACTGAAGTGATTTGCCTCTCACATTGATTATTGACTGCCGGCGCGATGCGGTGGTCATTGCCGTATTGGTGTAAACGGTTCCTGCCACGCTTCCGTTATATTTATCAACGTTTACGTCTGCCTTTACCGATGAGGCAGCAACATTAAACAGTGAGGTCTGATAATCGCTGGTAACCGCCCCTAATAACGTCAGGTTTTCAATATCAATTTTGCAGTTCCAGTTGATGTACATGAAGGCATTTGGCCGCGCCAGGCGAATAGCCTTTGCCCGGAAAACAACCTCACCCTCAAAATCAAACGGTGAGAGCTGATTCGCCCCGTTATATCCGTACCCGTCCACATGCATCATGTCAATATCAGCGACCAGCTGAACGCACGCAGTCGCACTCGCCCAGTTTGTACGGTGGATGCGGAACCACCTCAGACCGGTATACCCCCCCACTTCCGACGGGCTCATAAATGAACCTCCGCGAATTGACACATGTCGGCCATTGCTGTCCAGCCAGTAAACTGTGATATTAGCCGGGTGGCTTACGAAGATATTTTCAAATTTGACACTATCTGAGGTGGACCCGTAAATCTGGTTAACAGGAACAAGGTTGTTTCTGCTGTTATTTTCAAATTTGCACATTCCGCCAAATAGAATGTTGTTTGACGAGCCGCGAATATATGACACACCTGAATAGTTGTTTTCAAAATGGCAGCTCATAAATCTTATTGCATTACAGCTATCGTGCTGATTCAACATGTTAATCTGATGCGTTACTTCTGAGCCTGCAGTGAGGAACCGGCCTCCGGAGTTTATCCGGACCTGATTAAATACCCCATCCATGGTATCTGTCATATCAAATGACGAAAGCGGTGGCGACCAGACCTGCACGTTCTCTACAGCAAAGTCCCAGCCAACACCATAGAATTTAAAGATTTTTTTGCGGATCCAGTTTGCAGTTTCCCCAAGCACCGAGAAGTTACTCAGATAAAGTTCAGATATCCTGACCCTTCCGGTTGCACTCCATCCGGCGGAGCTGAAGTCAAACAGATAATCATCATCTGACTCTGCGCTGGGATGTATGGCAAAGATAGTCTGGAATATCCCCTCACCGCATAATGCAAAAGGGCCGAAAGAAAGTTCAACCTTTGTTTTGATGTGCAGCAACCCGGCGGGGACATTAATCCTGCGCCTTGGAATATGCTCTACGCTGGTTGAACCTAAAGAAGCCATAGCGGCAATGGCGCGGTTAAGCCCAAGACCATAGTCAACAAAACCATCTACAACGTCCGTGTCGTATACAAAATCCAGCAGATTAAGACTGTCCCAGTTTTTGTCGTGCTGAGTCCTGGCTACAGCCCCTGTGTATGGTTGTTTGACAGCAAGTAACGCATCCCCCACCCCCTCTTCGCCTGAACCCAGGTTTACGCGAACAATATCGGCAATTTACAATCTGCCTTTTCAAAGGGTTGCATAATGTTGATTGGCTACGCGCGGGTGTCTACCGGCGATCAAAACCTCGATTTGCAGAAAAACGCGCTGGTTCGCGCAGAATGTGAGCACATTTTCGAGGACACAGCGAGCGGGAAAAATGCCCGGCGGCCAGGGTTAAAGCGAGCGCTTCGGCGGCTCCGAGCGGGTGATGTGCTGGTGGTCTGGAAGCTTGATCGGCTTGGCCGCAGCGTGCGCGATCTGATTACGCTCGTGTCGGAGCTGCAGGCGCGCGGGGTGAATTTCCGCAGTCTGACCGACAGCATCGATACCAGTACGCCAGCAGGACGATTCTTCTTCCACGTCATGAGCGCCCTGGCGGAAATGGAGCGCGAGCTGATCGTCGAGCGAACCAGAGCGGGTTTAGCCGCAGCGAGGGAGCAGGGGAGAGTCGGTGGCCGTCGCCGGGTAATGACTGAAAATGTGGTGGAGCACTGCCGCAGAATGCTGGAGAACGGCGCTACCCGGCAGCAGGTGGCTGATGTGACAGGCGTGGACGTGAAAACAATCTACAAGTACCTCCCGGCGACTTGAAGACAAAGATTTCACTACTTTTCCTGATATGTTACGTTTGGCTTAATCAATTCATTCAGCTTTGAAAACAGTTTGGTTTGTTCGTGAACGGTAAGAAAACAATAAGTTTTGAACAATTTTTAACTATTAACAGCAATCTTGTTTCCATCTCAGATACATGGGCAGACTTGTGGGCGTTAATTTTTCACACAGGTTTAAGCGCTGGAAGGCTGCTGAGTATTCGATATGATGATATTGATGATGGTTTGATACTGATACGAAAACAGGGTCACCTGAAAGAGCTACGTGTTGAATCAACCCCTCCAGTGGAGGGGATCATTGCTCGTAGAAGAGAACGCTATCCAGAAGATGTTTTTTTATTTCAGAGCCATTCTAACCGTGTGAAGTACCAACGCCGGCCGGTCACTATAATTGCTTTCAACGCCGCTTTACGTCGCGCCGCTAGATCATTACCAGACGTTAACGTAAGCAGTAGTAGCGCGAGAAACATACCGGACTAACCGCCTGTCCAGTCGCGTGTGGCCGATGTGACAGGCGTGGGGGTGAAGACTATTTACAAATATTTGCCAGTACAATACGGCGATAAAAAATCCCCTTGAGCAGGCACACTCAAGGGGAAAATACTACATAACATCATTGCTGTGTGCGTCTTCGCACACCCCTATCTTCTAAGAAGGCGCCCAAAGCTTCCAGATATTTCTGGTCTGAGCAGTTAAAACATTGGATCGGCGGCCTATGTGATAGGAGGGGGTGAAGACGATTTATAAATATTTTCCAGCCGGTTAAGTTTGCTCACCTGCGAACCGTATGCAAGAGATCGCAGGTGAACAATTTGCTATGAAGGCATTGCCATAGCTGAAAAATTTTAACCTCGCATTGTTCGCAAAACCATCAAACAGCTAAGGGCTGATAACACTTTAAGACTTACCTTACTCGTTACATCAATATGTTACGGAAATGACATAAATTGATAGCCAGAACCTATATTGATTCTCCTCTCGGATAAAACTACTTTGTGCGCAACCAGTATTGACCAGGAGGCTACCATGCTCCAGCACAAAATCAGGGAGGCGTTCTGCGCCTCTATCTCTCGCAACCCGAAAGGGTATCAGTACCTACGCACCAGTGACTTTGTCAACTCTCTGCGCCGGCGCGGCATCCACTTATCAGAGGTGGAAGCTAACTCCTGGACAGCGCGGGAACAAACGTATTTCGTCGATAAGACGCCTGACCATAGCGAAAACAGGCTGTGGATGATGGCAGGGATGGGGAGGGGCTCTGATGGTGCTAGTCAGGGTTGTTGGAGACTCCAATCCATAGTTTTATGACGCTTATGGTAAATAGTGCGAGGATGACAAATACAACGCTTGAGGTGATCAGAAGAGTAGTCATAGTGAGCCTTATTAATAGTGGTTATTATTCAGGCAGCTCATTTAGTGAATAGTTCAAAGTGTGTTGCACATAGGCCCACCCGGCAGCTAATGTATGCTGCTGCCGGGTGGGCGTGGGCTCAGGCAGGGGGAGCACCGCTTTTGATTCTACTCAATGTTTTTGCTTTTCTGCAACTTATCGAATTTCTCATGCAGCGTTTTCGGAAATAGCTCAGTGTAAACCTGCCACAATATATTGAGTGAACGATGTCCTGTGACCTGCGCTACCTCTTCAATACTGAATCCTGCTTCAAACAGACGGCTTGCCCCTTCGCGCCGTAGATCGTGATATCTCAGATCCTCAATCCCCAACTCGTCACGAACGCGCCGATACATGGCTGTTATACTTTTCGGATTGAACGGGAATACCCTGTCGTCAACACGAGGCTGCATCGTCAATATCCTCCAGGCATCACCAAGTAAGGGCACTAACATGTGGTTGCCGATTTTTTTCCTCGGGTCCTTCCTGTCTCTAACGATAACAGAACGCTGAATATCGTCCACATCCTCCCAGAGAAGACGACAAACCTCTCCAACCCTCATACATGTAAGTATGGAAAACATAAATATTTGATGTAATGGCGCCCCGGTGTATGCCGTTTCGGCCTTAACTTTAAGAACTTCATACAACCGATCAACCTCGGTAGCGCTTGCGCGGCGACTACGTCGCTGTGAAGGACCTGTGATCCCCATATTTCTCAACCAAACTTTAGCGTCAGATAATTCGTTCAAATTAGCTGGGGCGCCAAAAAGTGGCTTGGCCGCTTCAAGCGCAACACTTAAATACGATACGTCCTGAGAGATAGTGGAAGGCGCAAGTCCTTGCGCTTTTCGGGTCTGGCAGTGCTCGATAATATGTTTTGCGGTCAAGTCCGTAAGTTTGATTTCTGCCAGAAAGGAACGGCCAAGCGTGCGGAGAGAGCTTCTTTTTGATGCACCGAGCGTTATGTTTGGATGGTTTTCATACTGAGTAAGCAGGTCACCAACAGTTATAACAGAGATCTCTTTCATCTCTTTTTCTGGCTCTGGGAGACCATGCTCTTCAATGTATGCTACACGTTTAGCCCCCCAGGACTTCGCAAGGGTGTTCTTGGAGAAGGTTTTGTTCTCCCGGTGGACGTACTTACCATTTTGTTTAACGGCTACAGTACAGCGATAACGGGCAGTTCCATCGCTGCGTAATCTTTTCTCTATGGTGAAGAAAGCCAT